TCACCAAACTGTTGTATGCTTAGTCCAGCACCAGCAGCTGACTTGGCAAAATCACCATAACTGCCAGCAAAGATAGCACCAGCTGCTACACTCTTATCATACCCATCAGTAACTATGCCTAACTGAGTTATCAACAAACCAAAAGCCGGTTTTAAAGCATTAACTGCACTGCCGCCGAACTTAAATATTCCGCCTATTACTTCTAAGGCTTTTCCAAAACCTCTAGCTTTGCTACCACCAAAAGCCAAAGCACTGCCTAATCCAGATGCCATATTACCAGCACCAGTAAGAGCACTGCTAGTTAAGTCAGCCCCTTTACTAACTAAATCACCAGCTAACTGATAGCCTTTGGTACTAGTTTGTACACTTTTAGCTATGTCAGTAGTATGCCTTATAGCAGCAAGAGTAAAGTCTCCCATGCCTTTGCCGAATTTTTTAAGGGATTCGTTGCTACCACCTAATTCAGTACCAAATTCTTTGACTTTTGATTTAACTTCATCACTTACTATTGCTAGCTCTTTACTGCTATTTGCCAGATCTTTAACAGATTTCTTATACTGATCCTGAGTGATTAGATTTTCATCTAATTGTTTTTGTAGATTATCAAACTTAGCTTTGACATCATCAGCACTTTTCTTAAGACGTTGATTGTAATCCAGTTCTTTCTTAACGCTTTTCCCAAGCTGATCTTTAAGATCAGTCAGACTGGGAGGGATGCTTTCCAAAGCTGTAATCAGCTTATTAATTTGTTCAGGAGAAAGATCTGCCATGCGTTTTTACACCGATAAGTATTATATATTTATAGGACTAGAAATATGGATAATTCAACCAGCAATCCACTATTCAAACACTTCCGTCAACCAGCTATCTATTTTAAACTGCCGTCAGGTGGCAGATACTGGCCAGAAGGCAGTTTAAACCTCACAGTCACAGGTGAAATTCCCATCTACCCTATGACAGCCAGAGACGAGATCACACTACGTACTCCTGATGCTTTGCTTAACGGTCAAGGTGTTGTGGACGTAATACAGAGCTGCTGCCCCAACATCATTAACGCCTGGCAGATGCCCAGCATTGATCTAGATCCCATCATCATTGCCATACGTATTGCCAGCTATGGCAACGACATGGATATTGCCAGCGTTTGCCCCAGTTGTGAACATGACAATGAACATACTATGAATTTGCAGTACATGACAGCCAACATGCGGATGCCTGATTACAGTGAATTTACTGCTGGCGGGTTACAATTTAAATTGAAACCACAGCCATATCTGCTGGCTAATAAACAGAACATGATGCAGTTTGAAGAAGATAAACTACTCAGAGTAATTAATGATCAAAATCTAGATGATGATGCAAAACTAGTCCAGTTTAACATGCATCTAGCTCGCATGGTAGAAATAAGTTTGCTGGCACTGGCCAACAGCACAGATTATATCAAATCAGACGATCAGGTTATCACAAACACTGACTTCATTATTGAGTATTATCAGAACTGTGATGCTGCTACTGTAAAGACTGTACGTGAAAACATTGACAAGATCAACGAGCAAGCAAATTATACTCGTGTAGACGTCAAATGTGAAAGCTGTGATCATGCATACAAAGTCAATATGACATTTGATTATGCAAGTTTTTTCGCTCAAAGCTCCTAACTTTAGATTTCTCTGAAGTTATGGAGCTGGTTGAAAATTACGAAAAGCAAGTAAAATCACTCAAGAACGAAGCATTAGAACTCAGCTGGCATATGCGAGGTGGTCTCAGCTATGAATCAGCTATCATGCTTAGTTTTGAAGAAAGAAAGATGATCAATACCATCATCAAGAGTCATATGGAAACTACCAGCAAGACAGGTCTTCCCTACTTCTAATTAATCAGGATGTCTCCGGAAGATCTGACCTTTTTCATACACCACAATGCTGTCATAGAAACTAATACCCAGTGTGTTGTCTGTGATATAATCTGGCTCTAAGACGCCTCGAGTGTTATATGCATTGATGCGATCAATACAATTCTTACTGAGATTGATAAAGCTGTTAGGTTCTGTTAATCCGCCACCAAAATCTGGCCAGTAACTGGTGTGCATATCTTCCACCATGTAGACACCGTTCTTGGGCAAATAGGGATACAGGAACTCAAACGTAGTAACTACATCTCTCATGAGGTGACTGCCGTCATCCAATACTACGTCGGGTGCACCAAATTCATCGATGATAGATTCCAGAAACTTTAGATCTGATTGATTACCAATGCGAATATCAATGCCTGGTTCACAAAATTCAGCACACGCAGGATCGATGTCAATACCCACCACACGAGCATATGGACCAAAGTACCTGCTCCACATCTGCACACTACCGCCACGAGCTACGCCTATCTCCCAGAACACCATGCTTTTGTTTTTCCAATCACGGAAATGGCGATCATATATGGGAAAGTAATGGCTCCATTTGTGTGTAACTGGTCTCTGATTTATCTTATTATTTGATACGTAGTCTTGCCATAAACTCATCTGTTGATTCCTTTCTCTCATTCAGAACTTGTCATTTATTATTTGCGTCATCTTCATGCTTGCTTGGCAGCAAGCAGTTAACTTCACTTCGTTCGTTAACTATTTTTTTAATTCTCTTGCTTCATTCATCTGTGGAATATTTCGTTAGATCTGAAGTCATACTGATCCTATCTCTAGGACCAGCATGAAAGAACATTCGTTGAGTCCTTATTCATATCTACACTGCGGAACTATCATACTAGCGGGGCGGTTGGCCTGTACCCCTTTAATCCTGCTGTCCAACGGAAGCAACTAGACCCCAGTGTGACTGAGTTAGTTACCAGACAGTTGCTTTTTCTCAGAGCTGTCATCATTTAGCCTATCGCGTGGCCGTGCGGTGTCCCTGTCCTGACAATGTCGGGGTGTCAGCAACCTTCAATGGGTAGATTATATAGGGGACTATATTGCCTATTAAGCCGATAAATGCCTGATGCCGTCTTTGTTGAGCTGCCAAAACTTGTCGAATGACATAATTGCCCAGGTGCCTAAAGTTTCACTTTGATAAAGGAAATGCCTTTCAACAAACAAGGGATAGTCCCTGGGTTCGTCGAAATTGAATGCCACAAACTTGCCTTTGCGATTGAATTTCATTATGAGTAAGTTAACGTCGCCTGTGTCTGCCGATGTTGCCAATTGATTTAGCCAAAGTTCAAGTTGAATAATAGTGCCTGTGAATAGCTGATGAAAGGCAAAGTCCTTGTAGCTCTTTGCCTCGATGTTCAATTTAGGAAAACTTTGTCCAGGGATGATGTCGCCTTTGAAACTGCGAATTTGACCTTCATGCATTATCTGTTTACGGTAAGCATTAGTACCACCAACCATAGCACCAGAACCAGGCGCCCTCATGAAGTTTTCGCCATACAGCTCAGTGAGATACTTGGCAACGTCTCGTTCCCAGGTATTTCCTTTGTTTTTGCTAGGTGATGGCATATGGTAATTAGCTGCCTTTTATTACACTTGCTCAACATCTGAACCGAACGAAGTAAAACCATTTTCCTTGGTAACTGTCAGTATGTTGTTAACACGCCCAGCAAGTTCATCACGATGACTTACCAGGAACACGCTCTTGCCACGCTCACGTGCCATGCGTTTTAAAATACCCAAGCTGTTCTCCACACCTGATGCATCCATACCTGAATCAATCAGTTCGTCAATAAACAGCAGGTTGATGTGCTTGTACAGGCTTTCCCATACGTCACGGAATGCCCAGCTCAGTGACAGGATCAAACGATTACGCTCGCCCCGGCTTAAATTATCAAAGTCTAGGTCACGTCCCAGCTCAGTAATTTCCACTGACAAATCGTTCTGGAATTGCACCTGATGTGGCAAACCAATAGCTGACAAATATGCAGCCAAACGACTATTCAAGTAAGCTAGGTTCTGATCGATTATCTTCTTGCGAACAAAACTGTCCTTATTGGTCAGCATCTTCAACAAGAACTCCTGATGTTCTTGTACTTGTGTAAGTGTGTTGATGGTATCCCAGGTAATTTCAGCAAGAGCAGTTGTTTCCATGTCTGTGATCTGTTCAGCATATGGGTCTGCTTCTTCACTGCGACGAGTAAATTGATCTACAGTTTGCTCTAGTGTACTGCGATGATTCAACGCCTGCTCTAACGTATCATATACTACAACAGGAACAGCACCGATATCACCTATTAGTGCGATTACATCTAGATGTTCTTGTTCTTGAGACTCATATGCCAAGAGCTGTAAGGCGGACTCACGGTGTTGTTTAAGTTTTCCGGCAAGCACTTGTTCATGCTTTTGATCGTGGAGTGCAGAGCCGCAAGCATAGCATGTGTGGTTTTCCAGATCAGCGATCTCTTTTTCCAGCTTGGTCTGGTTTCTTTCTTCCTTAACCTTATCCTGCTGTATGGCTTTAATCCACTTTTCCGCATCTTGCACCTTTTTTCGGCGATCATGATAGTCTGAAAGCAACCGTTGATTTTCAATTTCAATCTCAATATCTATGTCAGCTAGATCTCTGATGTTGCGTTCCAGCTTGTTGCAATCTTCATCTCGCTTGGCAATCCATAACTTTTGACGCTTCTTAAGATTATCGATCTGCTCAGCAATGCGGGTATTGGCATCTTGCTGTGCTTTGATGTTGATGCGTTCTTCGTTGATGAGTTCTTTGGTGCTTTTGATCTGTTCTTTCAGCTTATCAGCTTTTTCACTTAGTATGGTGATACCCAGTAACTGTTCAATGATCATGCGTTGATCGTTCACACGCATACTCAAGAAAGGTTCAGTATAGGTGTTAAGTGCCACAACATGCTTGAACATGTCCACAGTCATGGCCAGCAACCGATCAATGTCGTGCTGGGTTTCTCTGCTGTCGCCCTGGCTGCTGTCTGTGTAATCTGTTTGTTCTGCGCCATCAATGTAGAGTTTAGTGACATTGGGTCTACGACCGCGTTCGATGCGATAGTTACGCCCTTGTACACTAAACTCCACAGTAACCAACATGTTTCGACCATTTGTCTTATTGATCAAATTGTCTTTTTTAATGTTGGTCAAGGCTTGACCGTAGAGACCATAACTCAGTGCATTGATGATTGTGGTTTTACCCGTGCCGTTTCTGGCACCAGTGTCATCACCTCCTAAATCTAAATTTTCACCAAGTACAAGGGTCAGGTCTCTGCGGTCAAAGTTCACAGCCTGGGTGTTGTTGCCCACGCTCATGAAATTCTTTACAGTCAGATTGTGTATTTCCAAACTCATAATATATTATACACTCTTTATAGGCTGTTGTAAATATCTGTCAGCAGTCTCTGATCATAATGTTTGGTATCCAGAGTTTGTATCTGGCTCAATACGATCTGATCCACGCTCTCAAAAGCAATATCGCCAATGGTAGTTTCAGTAAGTTGCTCTGACTTATTGGGTATGAGACTGAGCTCACGAACACCATAGGTTTTAATCATTTCATCTTTGATAAACACAGCTTCTTCATAGCTGATACTAATGTCCATTTGCACACGAGCATGTGTTTGTGGGTTGAGATGAACATCAGGTTGATCCAGTAATTGCGCCAGAGATAGTGTACGGTAGCGTGGTGCAGCCACCCAGTTTTGATATTCAGGCGGTTGCCCCCAGGTCAATATCACTGCACCACGCTCATCGTCCCAAGCATCAGCATAATTGTGAGGAAAAGCATTGCCGATATAGTGAACATTGCCTTTCTGCTGACGCTTGTGGAAATGTCCTGAAAAGATAGTACCACAGTTACCAAAGTGAGTGGTCTGTAGCTCACCGTGATCAGGCATTTCCACCATGGCATTCATTTTAAAGTGCGGCAGTTCAAAGTGACCCATTACGTAAGTGCTCCGTATCTTACGCATGGATTTGTATTCTTCACCTATTAGCCATGGGACAAAGGTCACATCACCTTCGGTATACTGATCGTTGATCAGTTGTATATTGTTGAACTTTTCAATATACCTGACGCTGTTTAGTGTCCTGCGATCTTTATGGTACAAGTCATGGTTACCAGGTATAAACATAACACGATCAAACTCAGTGTTAAGTCTTTCCAGCAGTTTTAGGCTGACATCCATGGTGGCAATATTAATACTATTGCGATTATGATGGAAGTCACCTAGGAAAAGCACCAGGTCACACTCCTGGGCTTTAGCTAGATTGATAAACCAGTCCATGTAGTTCTCACAATCTGTGAGAAACTGCTGACTATTGCTCTTGTATCCCAGATGAAGATCTGTAAACACAGCCGCTTTTTTAAACAAGTTTGCCATAGTACCACTATACTATAAGTTACTGTTGCTGTCTATATTAAATTGTTTCGCCACCAGGTGGAATAGGCAATACAGCCACTTCTGCTGCTGATTTGATGGCATTGTCAGTCTGTCGAGTGTAACTGGGTTGCAGACTGTTCATTTCCAGGATATCATCTCTGAGATTCTGATTGCGTTTTTCCACATTTAATACTCTGGTAAAGCTGTTGTTTACTGTGGCTGTGAAGTAGGCGAATGGGTTATTGCTTTTGCTTTCGTCAAATTGTAACCCTACTTGGCTTAACTGTAACAGTGCCTGGCTACGCATTTCATCGTTGTAGGTGTAGCCACGCCAGTTGCCTTTGCTGCCATATCTTTCACATAGTTTGATAAACATTCTGGCCAGTGCTGGAGTCATTTTACCATGGTCGCGATTAAAGAACCCGTTTTGCAATCCACCTTCCCAGTGGCTTTTGCCCACACATACTAATTCATCCTGATCATTGAAACGATAGTGTTGGAAAGGTGGGAAGTTTACCTTTACATGATGGTCAGCAGTGTTCTTGGGATTCTTCTTACGACCAGGAGCCAATGGAATATGATCCCAGCAGATGATACGGAATACCAGATCCATTTTGGGAACCTTGTGCCAATCTATGCTGTGATCATCTAGGCGACTTTTCACACCTGTGGCAGTCTTTGCTTCCCAGGCTTGCTTGGCGATACGATCTGCGTGATTACGTTTAGCTTCTGCTGTAGTACGTTGATTGATGCGACCGAGGCTGGGCAATATGATATCATATTGGTGATCCTCAGGCGAAAGATAGCTGCAATAGCTGTTTTTACTGCGATGTATTTCTCGCAGCAAGTCTTTATTGGTTAAGTACGGTGTACGTTTGGTTGGGACTGTTGTGCTCATCTGTCTATTATATAGCCATATTACCAAAGAATAAATATTATAAGGCAATCAAATGGTAGATTTTTTATACACACCACCTAAATATTATGCACCAGGCAAATACGGCATGGGAGTACAACCACTTCAACCAGTGCAGTCTCTTGCTGAGGCAGCGGCAGTGGGCGTTATTGACGGCATCAATGCTGCCACATACGATCCTAGTCCGTTTATAACACAACCATCTGGCAATGTAGGATACAAACTACCTGTTCAGAACTATGTCAATTATGGACCTAGTAGTTTAGCACAATTTGGTACACCAAGTCTAAAGACCACATTAATTAATACTGCTGTTAATGTGGGTGTTAATGCCATTGGCAAAGCATTGGGGTTACCCAATCCCAGTAGCATGAGGTTACGCAATAATGGGTTGAGTTATGGTGCTACACCTAGCCAGGGTATTAGTAGTGCCAGTGGTAGCAGTAGTGTGGCATTTGCTGATAATACTGAAACACGTGTTATCATATATGACAACACTGGCTTGTTTATTGACCAGAGTGAAATAATGGCCCCATTACAAGAGATTGGGGGTGTATTGTTCCCTTATACTCCTGCTATCACGTTTGGGCATAAAGCAGCATACGAGAACCAGCATCTGATACACACAAACTATGGCGTCCCTATCTATCAACATAGCACTGTAGATTTAAGCATGACTGCAGAATTTACAGCTAACACACCAGCTGAAGCAGAATACGTTATAGCAATGATACATTTCTTCCGCAGTGTAACCAAGATGTTTTATGGGCAGGACAAATTAATTGGTGCACCTCCGCCAGTGTTAAGTTTAACTGGACATGGCCCTCTGCTTATGGATCTGATACCAGTGGTTATAACCAGTTTTGATTATAGTTTACCCACAGATGTTGATTATATCAGTTGCAATGTAGCTGGTGAAAAACAACGTGTTCCCACTAGCATGAGTGTGCAGATCAGTATGCTGCCCACATACAGCAGAAACAATATCAGTAACAATTTCAGTTTAGACAAGTTCAGCGGTGGTGATCTTATTGTGGGATATCATGGTGGTAGTGCAGTTGGCGGCGGAGGATTCCTATAATGGCTAATGCAGTATACTCACAATCCAGTGTTTATTATAGCACAACATCATTTGATGGTAAATTCTTAGATCTATTGACCTATCGTGATATACCTAGATCAGCAACTGATTTACTTGTTCCCATCGGTGTCACATATAACTTACGCCCAGATCTTCTAGCTTTTGATCTTTACGGTAACAGCAATCTCTGGTGGGTATTTGCAGTGAGAAACCCCAATACATTGATAGATCCCATATGGAGTTTCAAAGCTGGCACAAAGATCTATCTGCCACAGAAACAGAATCTGATTAAAGCTCTGGGGGTATAATGTGTCAGAAGATTTTGGGCCATATGATCAAACTGTAGAAGTAGACCCTGCTCCTGCTAGCAGTGTGGGTGGTGGCAATGAATTTGGCCCCACACTTGAACAAACCATTGCTGATAAAAAAGCAAGCATTGATGCTGCTGTGGCTAATAGCGGTGATCTGACATTTGGTACCAAAGCATTAACAGAAAACACTGCTAAGAATGCCGCTATTAATGACGCTGTGGACAATAGCGGCGACACTACATTTACATCCAAAGCACTGACAAACACAGGCATTAACAACGCAAGTAATAGTACATCTGGACAACGTGATAGTAATACTGCTGATAGTACGGGAACCACTGGCGGTAATGCTGCTGACAAAATCTTAGCAGCTCAGACAAGTTACCCTGCAGATAGCGGATTCTTTGATAACATAGTCAAGGGTACAGCCAATGGACTGGTGAGCGGTGCTGCTCAGGCCTGGATGATGCCTGGTTCTAACGGCATGGGAATACCCACCAACTACAACACTGTTAATATATTAAATCAAGGCACAGCAACCACAGTAGGAGCAGGTGTTGGTACTAGCACCAGTGGCAACAATGGTGGTGGGTTATCTGGATCAGGTAGCTCAGGACCAGTAGGTAACATATTACACAATTACGTTAATCCCACATACAGACTAAGCATCTGGGCTGTGCCCAAAGAAGCTATAAATCAGATCTACGATAATGCACTCAAAGCTGGAAGTGCTGGTGCTATATTAAAAGGTGGTGAATGTATCATCGCAGATAGTGGCATTAGTAAAAGTCAACGCAGTAAAGATTTTCCAGTGGATATGGGTATAAACAATGTGGAATTTAAATCAGCTGTGGGGCAAGGAGCACAAACTCGAGGAACAGATGTTATAGAATTTAAATTCAATATCATTGAACCCTATACAGCTAATCTGTTTGCCAATTTGAGAAAATTATGTACTAGAATGAATCCTCAAGGTGGATGGAACACCATGTTCTTTGTGTTCCGTATACAATGGTTTGGATACAATGACAGTGGGCAACCGGTGGCAGTACCATGTATAAAATATATACCTTTTCAATTTGTTAATATTACTCTTAGCATAACCGCAGCTGGTGCTATGTATAATTGTGAAGCTACCGCAGTGAGCAGTATCGGAGCTAGTATTATTGACAATACTGTTCCTTTCCACGTGGAATTAACTGGTGGCACAATTGGTGATTTGTTTAATGCCAAAGGCATTAGTTACAACAGCGGTGGTGCAAGTAGCAGCAATGTCAAAGCCGGCACTCGTGATAGCAACACTACAACTACGACTGGTCAAACTGGTGGCAATTCAAGTAGTCCTGTGCCAAAAGCTGTAACCAAAGGGTTAGCGGATGCACTTAATTATAATGAGAAGGAAAAATGTAAACCAGAAAACAAAGGCCAGTTAAAGCCCAATGTATATGAATTTTACTTCGATAGTGCCATCAGCGGCGCTGTCATAGGTGATCCACAAAAGTTTAAAGAACAAAGCCTGGCTATGAGTAGTGGAGAAGGCAACGATCAAAAAACTGCCGCCCAACAAGGTAAATTTGGTCAGTTGACATTGGATCCAAAAAACAATGTGTTTAGAGCGCAAAGCGGAACTAAAATAACAGATCTGATAAGCAGTGTAATAACTGTCAGTAACTATATGACCGATCAATACAAAAAAGGCGGTTCAAGTAATACTCCTATTAAATTATGGAAGATACTGCCCACAGTAAAGTTCGGCGAGATAGATTTTACCACAAATTACTATCAACGCACTGTGAGATTTAATGTCATAAGTTATGATGTTAAAGGTCAAGATGCCAATGGTTTTGGTAATGCTGTGCCTGATGATAGTGAAGTTGTTAAACAGTATAATTATATCTTTACTGGTAAAAACAAAGATGTGATCAGTGTAGATCTCAACTATCAGATGGCGTTTACAGAAATGCGTAATGGCACACCAGCTAATATAGTTAATAAAGCCAATGATGCACCAGGTCCTCCGGCACCAACAGAAAATGGTCACTATCAGCCTACAAATTCTGGCGGTTATAAAGCCAGAGTAGCTTATGTAAATGGTTTGGCCAACAGACAAAATTCAGGTGACACTAGCGAAAGTTATGCTACTATCGAAGTTCAAAATCTTATGAATAAACTTTTGGATAACGATGCTGATTTGTTAACACTAGACATAAACATTGTTGGTGATCCAGACTGGATCAGTCAAGATTATAATCTATACGGTCCATTAGTGGGTACTAGTCCACGTTTATCAGATGGCAGTATAAACTTTACAAAGCAACAGTATTTTGATTTTAACTTCGCCAGTCCTAGTACTGATTATAATGACAGCAGTGGGTTATTTGGTGTAGATGGGCAATACGCTGAATTTAGCGGCAGATATCAGGTTATAAGCGTATCAAGTAGTTTTGTTAATGGTAACTTTACACAGAAACTGGATGCTAGCAGATTGAGAAATCAAAAATCTGTAACATCAGGTACTGCTAGATCTGAACAAGGTAGTGGCACTAGCATTGGTGGGTCTAGCAGTGGTGGCAGTTCTAACGGAGGAAATGGCACCTATTGGTCCTATCCTACCACATTGCCCGGCTACGGTGGATCTACCAGTGGTAGAAATGTTCTCATAGCTGGCATAGCTGGTGCTGCTGGTGGTGCAATTGGCAGCCTTGCTAAAGACTTTTTCACTAAAGGGTCTGCTGGTGGCAAGGGTGGTATATCTGCAGATTCCATTATCACTGCGCCCAACACAGATACAAATAGCAAGAAAGATCCTGCTACTGGTGCTGCTATACCTAAAAATAGCGGTTATATAGGTGATGGCGGTACTATAATAAAAGGTTCACAGGGTTACGTGGGTGATGGTAGTACCGTAAAACCTGGATCACAGGGATATGTAGGTGATGGTGGTACTGTGGGTACTGGTTCACAAGGTTATATAGGTGATGGTGGTACTGTAGGCACAGGGTCTAAAGGTTATATAGGTGATGGCGGAACTGTAACGCCTGGCTCACAAGGATACACAGGCGATGGTGCTACTGTAACGCCTGGCTCACAGGGATATGTTGGCGATGGTGGCACAGTAACCACTGGATCCCAGGGATATGTGGGTGATGGTTCTTATGATAATCCTCAGCAGGGTTACACTGAAGATTATTCATATAATGGAACTTATGGTGATTTTGATGTTTAAAAGTAAACAATTTAGGACATGATAAATGGGCAATAATCTATACCATACAGATAGCAATAAAGCACCAGCTCATACCAGTCACGAAAGTGCCAAAGGTGTCAGAATTAATAGTGGTCCGTTTATTGGTATCGTTAAAAATAATACAGACCCATCACGTAGTGGTAAGTTACAGGTATGGATTGCTGAGTTAGGTGGCAAAGAAGATGACAATGGCAGCTGGCGAACTGTTGGCTATAGTACACCTTTCTATGGTGTAACACCACAAGAAGTTCGTAGTAAAGGTCAAGATTTTGCTGGTAGCCCACATAGCTATGGCATGTGGTTTGTTCCACCTGATATTGGCGTAAAAGTTCTGTGTACATTTGTCAACGGTGACCCTTTCAAAGGTTATTGGTTTGCATGTATACCAGAATGGCCTAACATGCAAATGGTACCAGGTCTAAGTGCACCAGTTAGTAAGAAAGGTGCATTTCCTGTTGTGGAATATAATGACCAGGATCCAGCAAGCGCAGGTACAGTCAATCAGTTCTTTTCCAGAGCTGCCACACCACATACTGTACAACAACAGATTTATACCAAACAAGGTCTGATATCAGACCCCATGCGCGGTCCTGGTACGAGCAGTGCTTTCCGTGAAACACCTAGCCGTGTGTTTGGTATCAGCACGCCAGGTGTGCCGTTAAACGAAAACGATCAAGATATTGTAAGTTCAGAAACTGGCAGTGTAGAAGATGTAGTACGTGGTCGCAAAGGTGGACACACCTTTGTCATGGACGATGGTGATGCACAAGGTAAAAATAAACAATTTAAAATGCGTAGCAGTACTGGACATACCATACTCATGTCAGATACTGGTGGATTCATTTATATCATTAACGCAGCTGGTACAGCATGGATAGAAATGGATGCTCAAGGTGCAGTAAATGTGTATTCAGGTGCACAGATACAGTTGAGCGCCAACAGTGGCATCAACATTGACAGCAAGGGTGCTATCAAGATACACGGCAAGAGCGTGGACATCAAATCAGACGGCAATGTCAACATCGAAGGCAAAGATGTCAACGTCAAAGCATCAGGCAGTGCTAAAGTATCTGGCGGCAAAGACGTTAGCCTCAAAGGTTCAAAAGCATTTCTCACTGGCGATATTTGTGCCAGCATCAGCGGTGGTACCCATGTGGACATTGGCGGAGCCTGCGTTAAGATTGGAACTAGTGCTAGCAAGGCAACTGCGGCTGGTGGTGCAACTGCTCCACAAAATATGCCTACTAAAGAACCATGGTCAGGCCACAAAGGTGGAGCGTCTGGTGCTTCACAACCTACAGCGCAACCCAGTTATGAAAGCACTGCTGGACTACCTGGTGGATCAGGTCAATATGGTGCAGCCAATAACTTTGGTAGTAGCAATATACAACAAAACTATGCTGAGTTGCCCAATGACATCGGTCCTGTGAAATATACCACAGGGTTCCAGGGTAGTACAACTGGGCAAGCTAGCATGTATACCACTAGTGTTAACACACCAACTAATATTGTGGCTAATGCTGTTGGTAATGCTGTGGGCAATACATTTGCCAATGCTATATTTGACACAAAGGCAACCAGTTATAAGAACATTGCACCTATAGCCAACTTTACATACCAACCAGGTGCCACATATAATGCCACGTATAATTTGCAAGGTGGCAGTATAGACACGAGTGATTGGACACCTTCGGAGAAACAAAACAATCCTGGTAAATTAGTTTATGAAAAAACAGATGCCAGGGCCATTGGTAATAGTAATGGGCTTGCTGTTTATAACAAAGCTGAAGATGGTATAGCACAACTTGTGGTAACCATACAGCGTTATCTCAACCAACCTAGTCTGGGATCATCTGATAAAAATTTACAGACTATTATGGGCAAGTTACTTAAAACTGACCCATACAGCGGTGAAGCATACTATGCTGTGAGAACTGTTAGTAACATGACAGGTATCAGTGGCAATGCTTTTCTTAATATGACTGATCCCAGAACTTGTATTAGTGTTACAACAGCCATCATCCAGTACATGCAGATGAATCGTATAATTTATACATTTGAACAGATGGTTTCGGGTTGTGCCATGGGGCTAGGTGTAAGTGCGATAACATTTGCCAACAATCTGGTAGGTGGTGCTACATCAACTAGCAATGGTTATGGATCGCCAGGTACTAGCACATATGTTCCAGTTACCAACCCAGTGTTATCAAAAGGCGGCGGCAGTACAGCAGCACAAATTCTCACTAATATTGGTTACAATGTAGTGACAAATCTTGTGAGTAAGGCAGTTAGTACTGGTATAAATGAAGTTTCAGCTGTGGTAACTGGTAGTAACGCTGTCAACAGTGTGTTTACAGGTGGCGGTAGTGTGTTTAGCGGCGGTGCTGGTAGCACTGGTGTACCAAATAGTGTGCAGAATTTCCAAGTTGGTGACATCAGTAACATTGTAGGTAGCAAAACTATTGGTGGTACTACTGAGTGTGTGGGTATTGCCACTGGCGTATTTGGGAAAGACGCAGTTGGCCCAAGTAGTCAGTGGCAGGGAACTGGCACCGGTCTCATGGATGCACAAGGTACGGTACCAGTGGGGACAGCTTGTGCCACATTTAACTTTAATGGCAATTATGGACCAGCTAACAGTCCAGGTGGTGCCAGTGGAGTCAGCCACACAATTCTTATCACTGGGTATGTAGATGCAAACAGACAACCATTACCACAAGCAGCTTATAATACAGACGGTACAGTTAAGGTAGAATACCGAGGTCAAATTGCTGGAGTCCAAGCAGCAGAGCAATATAATGCCAGTGGCGGTGTAATAAGAAGTCAAACTTATATGAATGGTGCAGCTGGCGCTACTAAAAACGCTAACAACTATCAGCCCATCGTTAAAAACGGTCAGCAATTTACAGCTAAAGTATTGCCCAATCAGCAAGCTACTAAAGATACATCAATTAATGATACAACTAAAACACCCACACCGCCGGATCGGCCAGAAGAGTTTGGTAAATCTCCTTCTACTAAGGATAACGAATCAGCTGCAAAAAGTACTGACGCTAAAGATATTGATGGTGCTAAAACAACCACAACACCTGAAGCTGGTACAACTACAGCTGAACCAATTAAAGAAGGCACAAATATTCAAGCTACTCAGACCCAAATTGCTGCTGTAGATAACAAGATTGAACAAGGAAAAGAAATTAGCGCAGTTCAAACTGAATTAATTGGTGTAAACAAGCAGATAATTGATGATAATAAAACACAAGCTCAAGATCTACGTAATCAGCAAGCTGACGTTAGAGCACAACAGCAATTAGTGCAGGAAAAATATGATACTGGTAAGATAACTCCGGCTGAATATAAAAGCCAGATGGGAGCTCTTAATACTCAAAATCAGTCTTTGGGTAGCCAAGCTGCCAAGTTAGAAAATGAAGCTACAGATTTAACAAGTCAAAATGAGAAGTTAGCTGCTGAAAGAGATCAGACAGATGCTACAGTTCAGAAGTATCAAGATCAAAAGGCTACATTGCAAGAGAAAGAACTTAATCAGGCTAAAGATTTAGATTCAGCTGAACAAGCAGCAACGCAAAATAGCAAAGCGCAAACTGATCAAATTGATGCAAAAACAACTGGTGAACCTGATGTAAACGGGCCTGGTGAATTTACGGTTAATTATAAAACACCAGTAGATAATACACCTGTAAGCAATTCCAAGGGCGGGACAACAGGCGATGGCACAACAGAAAATGCCGTCAGCGATCGTGATGCTAGCACAAGCACAGTGGTTACATCACAGCCTGACTTCAACGGACCTGATCAATTTACACCAGGTGGTTTTGCTCCTGACAATAATACTACAGCAGCAGGTAATGCTGATAATTTGAGAACTAGCCCAAATACTACACAATACACACCGTCGACTGACAGTGATTATTTGGGTACAACACCTACTGACATTGGCACTGGGCAAATACAACAGAATTCCATAGATCAAACAGTAGCAGACAGCGGAGATTTGAGTTTCAGTAGCAGTGCATTGACAAACAATACTGCTGTTAATGCTGATGCCGCAGCCAGTGATGTTGGTAATTTAGGTTCATCTGGCGCAGTCACCGGGGCAGCGGCAAGTGTTGGTTCAGGTAGTGCTATCACAGGTGGTGCAATGACTACACCTCAAGGTGCAGCGGCAACAGGTGCTGGTTCACTACAATGCTAAGGGTAAATATGGTATGACACTTTATCGCGGATTTAGCACAGTTAACAGAGACTTTGGACCTTATGGCCTGGCAGATAATGATCTGATTGTTCAGGATTTCCTCAACAATCTCAACATTCGCAAAGGCGAAAAGCTGATGAATCCTGACTTTGGATGCATCATTTGGGACAGGATATTTGATCCACTTACGCCAGCATTGAAGAATGAGATTGTAAAAAACATACAAGATATCATCAGCTATGATCCCAGGCTGAGTACAGTAAGCAGCACAACCATACAAGAAAGCCCAGATGGGCATGGCCTGGTATTGAATTTCACATTGCAGTTTTCAGGAACTAATCAAGTTAGTACACTTAGTATCAGATTCGATAGTCAGTTTAATCGACTGTTCGTGCTTTAATATACAGCTATTTTATAATTGATAAATAATTTCAAAGAGCACCCCTATGGCAAGCAGCAAAAGACAAAGTAACTTATTTGCAACACAAGATTGGAAAACGCTGTACACCACGTTCAGCGAAGCAGATTTTCAAAGCTATGACTTTGAAACCCTGCGTAAGATCATGGTGGATTATATCAAGACCTACTATGCTGAAGATTTCAATGACTTTATCGAATCAAGCGAATTCGTAGCATTACTAGATCTGATTGCTTTTACCAGCCAAGGCATGGCGTTCCGTACAGATTTAAATGCCAGAGAAAACTTCCTGGATACTGCAGAACGCCGTGACAGTGTGCTACGTCTGGTTAAACAGCTAGGGTACGTGCCTAATCGTAACAAAGCTGCAACTGGCATAATAAAGGTTATTAGCATAAGCACCACTGAAGCATTGACAGATGTCAACG